GGGCTGTCCTTAAAAACCTATATAACCAACTACAGTGACGAATGGCTGAGTTTACCCCGCTAGACGGTGCAGGGACCGGATCGAGCGCAGCGAGGAGGTCCCCGGCTGCCCAAGGGCGGGAGCCCGAGGTGAGTGAAACCACCGAGGTCTAGGGGCAACTCGGGCTAGGGCAGTCTAGCGGAATGGGCAAGAAACTTAAAACAATTTTTCTTTTACAGATGCAAAACATCTCCTATACAGACTTCTACAAACCAACACCATACAACACAGACACCAAAAATCAAATATGGCTATCTCAGCTTGCTGACAGTCATGACAATTGGTGTAATTGTGATTTCCCTTTTGCTCACCTCCTGGCTAGTATTTTTCCTCCTGGTCACAAAGATCGCACACGAACCATTAATCAAATTCTCCAAAGAGATTTTCGGCAAAAATGCCTTTCTGGTGGGGCCGACGCAAAAGATTCTGGCTTGGCCGGAGAAGATTTAGAAAAAGATGGCCAAAAAGACGGAGGAAAATACACAGAAGAAGATTTACCAAGAGACGAGGTAGAAGAACTACTCGCCGCCGTCGAAAGCGCCGCTTCAAGGTAAGAAGAAAAAAACCTAAAATACCAATATATCAATGGCAACCTGACTCTATTAGAAAATGCAAAATTAAAGGAGTGGGGACTCTAGTTTTAGGAGCTCATGGAAAACAATTTGTATGCTATACAGATGTAGAGACAAGAGCACCACCACCTAAAGCACCAGGAGGGGGAGGTTTTGGCTGCAAACAATTTAGCCTACAATACTTATATGAAGAATACAGATTTAGAAACAATATATGGACACATACAAACATAAATCTAGACCTAGTTAGATACCTTAGAGCTGCCTTTACTTTCTACAGACACCCAGACATTGACTTTATTATTAACTATGATAGACAACCACCTTTTTATTTAGATAAATTCACATATCCACTATGTCACCCACAAAACCTACTACTAGGAAAACATAAAATAATTCTACTCAGCAAAGCTTCTAAACCAAATGGTAAGGTTAAAAAAAGAATAATAATTAAACCTCCTAAACAAATGATAACCAAATGGTTTTTTCAAGAACAATTTACAACACAACCACTTCTAAGTCTTAGAGCAGCTGCAGCATCATTTCAATACCCACATATAGGTTGTTGTATGCCTAACAGAGTTGTAACCTTTTCAGCACTTAATCCAGGATTTTACCAACAAGGTAACTGGTCATTAGCCCAACAAGAAACACACCCATACTCACCTTGGCCACAAATACCCAGAAGGTTAATATTCTGGGATGTTCCAGCATCTGAAATACCAACAGACGGACAACAAAGACTAGACTTTTCTAAAAAACATGCCTTTATTACAGACATACACAGCTATAGTGACTCAGTAAGCTATAACAAAGGGTACTTTACCTCCAAAATTCTAAAAGCTAAATTTGTTTCCAAGGACATTAGTGATACAGCAGGCATAGGTAACTTACCTCTAAACTTATGTAGATACAATCCAGCAATAGACACAGGTAAAGGTAATACTATATGGCTACATTCAAACCTAGTAAATTCATACTCAAAACCCCAACATGATGAAGACATTATTATAACTGGAATGCCTATTTGGATGCTATTATTTGGATGGCTAAGCTATGTCCAACATGTAAAAAAACCACCTGACTTTTATCTGTCTTTCACTGTGCTAATTGAAAGCCCTGCCATAGAAGTAGCTAGTGCAAGTGCTACACCAACACCTGTAATACCTATTGACACCTCTTTTATAAATGGAAACCCACCATACAACCAAACAATAACTATTAGAGATAAAGCTCACTGGTGGCCAGATGTATACAACCAAACAGAAGTTTTAAATTCATTAGTTACTGCAGGACCATATGTGCCAAAGCTAGACAATATAAGAAACAGCACTTGGGAACTTCATTACTTTTATAATTTTCTCTTTAAGTGGGGTGGACCCGAAAGCACAGATCAACCAGTTGCAGACCCCTCAAAACAACCCATATATGATGCCCTCGATAAACAGCAACAGACAGTACAAATTAGGAACCCAGCAAAACAAAAATATGCAACTATCATGCATCCCTGGGATGTCAGACGGGGAATTATTACAAACAAAGCTCTTAAAAGAATGTATGAAAACCTCTCGATTGATTCAACTTTCGAAGCAGATAGCATTGCCTCAAAAAGAAAAAGAGTTACAGGCCCTTGCTTTACAGCCCTCCAAGAAATCAATCAAGAGGAGAGAACATGTCTCCAAACACTCTGCGAAGAAAATATCTTCCAAGAAACGCCACAGGAAGAAAACCTACAGCAGCTCATCCTCCAGCAACAGCAGCACCAGCAGGACATCAAGTACAACATCCTAAAATTAATATCACAAATGAAAGAACAACAAAACATGTTGAAACTACACACAGGACTATTAAACTAACAAGATTCAAAGATGGATTTGAAAGAGAAACAGAAAACCAACTAGCAAATGCATTTAGTAGACCCCCACGAATGTTTAAAGAAGACCCCCCATTTTACCCCTGGCTACCCAAACCTGAACCCCTTGTAAACTTTCACCTAAACTTTAAATTCTAGGCCTACAACACTCACTTAGTGGTGTATGTTTATATAAGTTTACACCCCAAAAAAATTGTAAAATAAAAAAAAAAAAAAAAAAAATAAAAAATTGCAAAAATTCGGCGCTCGCGCGCGCTGCGCGCGCGCGAGCGCCGTCACGCGCCGGCGCTCGCGCGCCGCGCGTATGTGCTAACACACCACGCACCTAGATTGGGGTGCGCGCGTAGCGCGCGCACCCCAATGCGCCCCGCCCTCGTTCCGACCCGCTTGCGCGGGTCGGACCACTTCGGGCTCGGGGGGGCGCGCCTGCGGCGCTACTTTACTAAACAGACTCCGAGTCGCCATTTGGCCCCCCTAAGCTCCGCCCCCCTCATGAATATTCATAAAGGAAACCACAAAATTTGAATTGCCGACCACAAACTGCCATATGCAAATTAGTTCCCCTTTTACACAGTAAAAAGGGGAAGTGGGGGGGCAGAGCCCCCCCACACCCCCCGCGGGGGGGGCAAAGCCCCCCCCGCACCCCCCCTACGTCACAGATCCCGCCCCCGCCGCCATCTTGGGTGCGGCTGGGCGGGGACTAAAATGGCGGGACCCAATAAATTTATACTTTCACTTTCCAATTAACACCCGCCACGTCACTAAAAAG